CAAGGCCAGTGGTCTGCTGGACAACCCTGATGACGGCAGCGAGAAACCCAGCGTGATTGATGTGAACGTGGTCGCACCTAACCGGGAGGAAGAGTGATGAACGACATTGAAACCATGCGTGCTGCTGCCGAGCGTATTGCAGCGCACAACGTAGCCCTGCGTAGCTTTATTCTGCGCCTGTTAGACCCTGAAGACCTGGGTCATGCGGTGACCCCCGAGGTCAGGCAAAAGGCCAGTGGGCTGCTGTCCATGCAGCACATCTGCCCACCCTGCAACAACCACTGTCGGCAAGGCCGGGACTGTCCAAACAAATGAAGTACAAGTGCAAGTGCCATCCCCTGAGCGCCTTTCACTGGCGTGATCCCTCCAGGCCCAGGCAGATTGACTGGTCTGATCTAAGGGCCTCCCAGGTGTCCTCGGTCAACTCCAGCGCGGTGGTCAATGCCAAGCGGGCAACCGGGGTGGATGTGGCCACGGTGCATGGCTTGTCAAACAAGCAGCATCCCATGAAGCTAGATGCAAAGCACTTCCATGTTTTTATGAAGGCAGTCGCCAATGGCAAGAACTAAAGAGCAGTCCGACAAAGCCGTGGCCGCATCCGGCCTGCGCCTGGACTTCAGCAAGTCCCCGGTCATCTACGACTTCATTCAGTCCAACGCCTTCGTGCAGGGCCTCATGGGGCCCGTGGGCTCGGGCAAGTCCTACGGCTGCGCCTCCAAGATCTTCATCAAGGCTGTGCAGCAAAAGCCCAGCCCCGTGGACAACATCCGATACACGCGCTGGGCAGTGGTCAGGAACAGCTACCCGATGCTGAAAACCACGACCATCAAGACATGGCTGGATCTATTCCCCGAGTCCACCTTCGGCCCCATGCTGTGGACTCCCCCCATCACCCACCACATCCGGCTGCCTGCCCGCGATGGCGCTGCTGGCATTGACTGCGAGGTCATCTTCCTGGCCCTTGACCAGCCCAAGGACGTTCGCAAGCTGCTCTCGCTTGAGCTGACTGGTGCCTGGGTCAACGAGGCCCGCGAGCTGCCCAAGGCGGTCATAGACGGCCTCACGCACCGGGTCGGACGCTACCCGACCAAGCGTGATGGCGGCGCAACGTGGCACGGCATCTGGATGGACACCAACCCCATGGATGATGACCACTGGTGGCACAACATGGCTGAGAAAGAAAAGATGACCGGGCCCTATGCCTGGAAGTTCTGGAAGCAGCCCGGTGGCGTGATGGAGGTGGATGCGGACAACCTGCCCGAGAACCCCGAGGCCAACGATCATGTCTTTTCGGCAGGCAAGTGGTGGAAGGTAAACCCCAAGGCCGAGAACATCAACAACCTGCCAGGCGGCTACTACCCGCAGATGCTGCTGGGCAAGAACCTCGACTGGATTCGCTGCTATGCCGGGGGCTTGTACACCTACGTTCAGGAAGGCCGCCCCGTCTGGCCAGAGTACGAGGACAGCACCATGTCCGGCGACACCGAGGTAGATCCTGCCGTGCCCATTCAAGTCGGCCTGGACTTCGGCTTGACCCCTGCGGCCACCATCGGTCAGCGCCTAGCCAATGGCCGCTGGCTGATCCACAAGGAGATCGTCACCTTCGACATGGGCCTGGAGCGTTTCGGCATGGAGCTGCTGGCCCTGCTCAACCAGCACTATCCAAACCATCAGGTGCTGCTTTGGGGTGACCCCGCTGGCATGGCCAGGGATGCAATCTACGAGGTCACCAGCTTTGAGTTCCTGCGAACGCTGGGGCTACGGGCCCAGCCTACGGCAAGCAACGACTTCAAGGTGCGTCGGGAATCTGCGGCCGCCCCCATGCAGCGCCTGATCCAAGGCAAGCCGGGGCTGATTGTGAACAGGGAATGCAAGCTCCTCCGCAAGGCGCTTGGCGGCGGCTACCATTTTAAGCGTGTTGCAGTCGGCGCGGGCCAGGAAAGATTCAGGGATGCCCCCAACAAGAACGAGCACTCGCACATTGGCGACTCATTTGGCTACTTGATGCTGGGTGGCGGTGAGTACAACCGCATGACCCGTACCCCCACCCTGGGCGGCAGACCCATGAATCAGACGGTCATCATGCAGCAGGACTTCGACATCTTCTCCAGCCGATAGCGCAGCGACATCACATGGCTTGTGTCCCTGCAAACCAACCCTAGAATCTGCACGCATGAGTATTGAGATTGATCTGGGGATAGTGCATCACTTCTCGGCGGGTATGTACGCCAAGCAGATGCACCTTCCTGCGGGTCACTATGCGGTTACGCACGCGCACGCATACGACCACTTGAGCATCCTGGCCAAGGGTCGCGTGATCGTGGAGATGGATGGCCATGAGTCGGAATATGTCGGCCCGGCCTGTCTCACGATCCATGCTGGCAAGCATCACCGCATAGCTGCTCTTGAAGACAGCGTCTGGTTCTGTGTCCATGCAACCGATGAGACAGATCCAGACAGGGTGGATGAAGTAACGATAAGGGGAAGATGATGCCGTGGATTGCAGCAGCCATTATTGCATCGGGTGTTTATTCGGGCGCTCAAGCTAGAAAGAGTCGCAGCGAGGCTGCGGCCCAGCAGCAGCAGGCTCTAGCGCAGCAGGCATCCGATGCCGCCAAGATGCGCGAGCAGATCTCCCGGCAGACTGAGGCCTACAACGCCCAGGCCACCTCGCTGCAGCAGCAGGCCGAGACCGCCCGCCAGCAGTTTGAACTGTCATCGCAGACCTACAAGGAAAACAAGCTGGCCATGGAGAACAAGGCCAAGGAAGTCCAGGCCGCTGCTGACGAGGAACGTCGAAAGGCCGCGGCCTCCGAGGCTTCTGCCCTTCGCGCCCGCACCCGTGGTGGCCGCCGCTCGCTGCTCTCTGGTGAGCGCATGGATGCCGAGCTGGGCGTGGGCATGGCCCTGGGTGGTGGATCTGGGATGTTGCAGTAATGGCAACCTTTCGCCCCACCCAAGTAAATCTGGCACGGCTATCGCGCCGCACGGGTGGCCTGGATAAGTTGGCCGGAGAGTACCGCCAGCAAGTCGCAGCCATGACCGAGGACTACGCCAAGCAGTTCTCTGGATACCAACAGCGCGTGAACCAGCAGATGGCCCCGTATGAGGAGGCCATCAAACAGTATCAGAACGTGGCCCAGCCGCAATACCAGCAAGCCATGGCTGATTACAACGCGCAACTGGAGGCCTACCGCCAACGTCTTGCGGAGCTGGAAAGAGACCCTGTGACTGAGCGCCAGGGGGAAGTGAGCTACCGCACTTGGTACGGCAAGCGCAAGACCGAGAGCTTCACCTATTACGAGCCCAAGGAGATCCCCAGCTTCACCGCGAAGATGCCGGATATTCCTGAGGCACCAATGGCCCCTCCTGAGGTTGAGAAGTTTGATGCCTCGGCTTTTGAGGGTCAGCGCAAGATGGCCAGCGCACAGCTCCAGCGTGAGATCGGTGAGCGCCGGGCTGCACGACTGCAAGCAACAAAACGCACATCTAGAACGATGCTGGGAGGGATCAAGGAATGAAGACCAAGGTCGAGAAAGTAATGCACGAATACAAGACCGGGACTCTCAGATCCGGCTCCGGCGACAAGGTCACCAACCGCAAACAGGCCATCGCCATCGCGCTGTCTGAGCAGCGCCAGGCTCGCAGCAAGCGCAAGGGTGGTCTGATGAAGGAGGCCTACGCATGAAGATCGAAATCTCTATTGAGAAGAATGGCGAGTACAAAGACAAGCCGGAAGAGATGGAAGAGTCCGAGCTTGAGGATGAGCAGAAGATGGCCATCGGCAACAAGCTCAAAAAGAACATCGCGCTAACGCGGATGGAGCGCAAGCTGTTGGCTCAGTACCTGCTCAAGGAGGAAGACTGATGAAAGAAGTCTGGGACAAACCTCGGCCCAAGGAATTGGGCAAGCCACAAGAACTAAGCTCCGCGCAAAAAGCCAACGCCATGCGCCGGGCCCGCAAGGCTGGGCGACCCTACCCCAACCTGATCGACAACATGGCGGCAGCCAAGGCCAAGAAGTGAGCAAGCTCAAAGATCCTGATGGCGGTCTGACCGAGGCCGGGCGGCGGCACTACGAGCGCACGGGCGAGAGCAAGAACTTGCAGCCCGGCGTGAAGGAGTCCACCCCTTCCGGTGATCGTGCCCGTCGCAAGGGGTCTTTCCTGGCTCGCTTCTACACCGACCCTAGCGGCCCGCTGGTCAAGGACAACGGGGAGCCCACGCGCCTCGCCCTGGCCGCCCGCGCTTGGGGTGAG